AACCACAAGTACTACGTGGTAAAGTCAGTTCATCAGATATTGCCAAATATATTACTCAACGGACTAGATAAATGTTGACTTTTAAAAAGTTTTTAAGTATAATCGATGAAGATGTCGCTATTGATAAAATGGTTATAGATATTCAAACAGCAATAAGCCAAATTGATAATCAAATAAACCAACGAACTCAACCTTTATTAGCACAAAAACAACAATTACAAAGAAGATTAGGTCCTATTTTAAAGAAAAAACAACAAGAAGATGCTAAAACAGCTAAAGAACAACCACAACAAGGTACTAATCAGCAAAATCCAATGCTGGCTAGAACTGCGACAACTACACCAGGTAGTCCTGGTGCCGCAACACCTGGTTCAATGGCTACTTCAGCACCAACTAGATAAATTTAGATATGTTTGTTCATTTAGATAACCTAATACCATTACTGATAAAATCAGTAGATGGACCAAAAGGAAGACATTATACAACCCCTGAAGGTAATAAATATCCATCTATCACTACTATATTGGGTCATGGGGAAAAAGTATGGTTAAAAGATTGGCGAGATTCGTTAGGTGCAATAAATGCTGATAAAGAAGTAAAACGGGCAACTGATAGAGGAACTGCTGTTCATCTAATGTTAGAACGACAACTTCAAAACAATCCAAATCCAACTATCGGTCAACATATTGACCATATAACAGAGTTTAAATCGTTAAAACTCCATATTAGATTTTTAAATAATATATTATTACAGGAAGCAGCTTTATATAGTAATTTACTGAAAATTGCTGGAAGAGTTGATTGTATAGCTGAATATAAAGGAAAATTAGCTGTTGTTGATTTTAAAACAGCAACACGATCTAAATCTGAACAATTAATACAAGATTATTTTCTTCAAACCACTGCTTATGCGTTAATGGTGGAAGAAATATATGATATTCACATTGAAGATATTGTGATTATTATGAGTGTTGAACGTGGAGTACCTATGTTATTCACTGGTAAAGTAGATGATTATATCTACCCACTTATAAAACGTATAAATACTTATTATGTAGCAATAGGAGCTAAGTAATGGATTTACCTATAAATGATAGAGTAGAACAACAACCAGAAGAGTCTAATGTATTAGGGAATGAAGCTGAAGTAAAATTCACTACGTTAAACCGAACTGTTAATGGAAAAGTTGATACAGGTGCTACTACATCATCATTACATGCTAAAGACATTCAAGTTGATAAGGCTAATAATAGAGTTTCGTTCTTGTGTCCTGAAATTTCCAAAGGTATGTTAACTATGGATTTAGATGGAGCACAAGAAGTTGTTTCTGCTGATGCCGGTGGGAACTCACGTCCTATGATTAAAATGGACGTGGAAATAAATGGTATCCCTATCAAATCTGCGTCATTTAATTTAAATGACCGTAGTGAGATGGATAGTCCAGTTTTAATTGGACAAAACATCTTAAAGGTTGGGAACTTTGTGGTTGATGTTAATAAGGATGAGGCTCCTGAACGTGCGGAAGCTGTTCAGAAAGATGTCCAAACTAACATTGACCGAGATGCTAGAGTTCTTGAAGCGATTCAAGTACTTACGGACCATAATGTCACTTTAACTGAGATTATGATGTGTTTACGCACTGTAGCTGTCAATAGTATCAAGGACTAATATATGAATCCAAAGTCACCGTTCTACGTCGTAGAAGAATTCGTTTCGCCTTTACTTTGTGAAGAGTTGATCGAAATTTGTGACTTTACCGTGCCTGACACAAACAAAGATGGGCACTATGTAAAGACGATGAAGTCAAACGAGAGAGCTGAGGCAATCATTTATGAGAGATTGCTATTACTTTTACCAGAACTTCAAGCATACTATCAGTTTCAATATAAAGGAACTGAACCAATTATGTTTGAATGGCTTCCAACAGGAAGCAAAGGAGAAATGGGGGCGGAAAACAGCAACTTTCTTCGTGGTAAATGGCTACGTACAAGACAAAGGGATATCACAGGGATCTTGTTCCTCTGTGATTATCAAGAAACAACCCCTTTTGAACAAGATTATGAGGTATATGGTGGGAAGTTAGAATTTCCACAACATGCCTTTGGTTTTAACCCTTGTAGAGGAACACTTATTTTTTATCCAAGTGATCCACATTTCATCAACGTTACAACGGAAATTTATGTTGGAGAGTTGTATCAAGCAAGATTACAAATTGCAGCACAAACTCCATATTTATATAATCCTGAAAAGTTTCCTGGGAACTATCTTAACTGGTTTTGAGTTAATTAATCCCCCTGATAGGACTTCTGCTTCATGGTGATAGGCATCAGGAGTAAGTTGACTTTACTCTCGTTTTGAGAGATAATATACTTTGAAAACTTAAAGAAAAAGTATATTAAGTTTTATCTTGACGGAGAAAATGAGTATGATAAAACAAAATCATTCAAACGTCACTGCTGTAACGATGTTAGTAGTGTTGTTGGGTTGTGGTATAGGTTCTACAGAAGTAGAAGCTAAAGAGAAATCACACAATAAGGGTCATGTAACACATCATAAGGTAGAACACCACCATTATGTGAAACATGAAAAACAAAGGAACATAAAAGTAAAAGATAAAAGAGACAAATTATCTAAACCTAGTACTGACCATAAAGTCAGAGGTTCTAAAAGTTCTAAAGGATATAAAACTACAGGTTTAGCCTCTTGGTATGGTCCAGGCTTTCACGGAAGAAGGACTGCTAGTGGTGATAGATTTAATATGTATGCTATGACAGCAGCACACAAAACTCTACCACTAGACTCCAAGGTAAAAGTAACAAACCTAAAAAACAATAAGTCAATTATTGTTACAATTAATGATAGAGGTCCGTATGTAAAAGGTAGGTCAATAGATTTATCTCTTGCATCCGCTAGGGCATTAGGTGTAATTGGAACGGCTAAGGTTCAAATGGTGGTTTTATAAATTAAATCATAATGTAGCGTTGTCAACAACAAGTATTTGAGATATAATATTTGTTGTTGATTAACCCATAATATAAGGAAATTATAATGGCAAAGAAAAAGGAAGAAAATGCAAACGTTCTATCTAATCCAGAAGAACTCAAAAAATTCAAACAAACATTAGTAACTGTAACTCATTATCTTCAAATTATTGATGACCAAAAAGAAGCCATTAAAGAAACAGTTGAAGAAGCAGCTACATTATTTAATGTTGATAAACGTATCATACGTAAATTAGCAAATGTTATGTTTAAACATAACTATGCTGATATTCAAGAAGAAAATAGTCATTTTGAAATGTTATATGAAGCACTTGTTGGTGGAAGAATTACAGTTATAGATCCATTAGAAGACGCTGATATAGAATAATTAAAAGGCCACAATGTGGCCTTTTTAATCTTTATTAAGTCTTTGGGGAGTTTGTTGAGCAGCAGTAAGTAATATTGTATTGGTTATTTCTGTTCCTTTAACAACTTCATTTCTAAAACTTTCCATAGCAGCTGTTTGTCCTCTGTTAGTATTAGCATTTTCAACCAAAAGTAACGGTAACCAAGAAAGACTACAATCCCAAACATCATTAAGTACTTCACCAGTTTGAGGATCCTGACCTGCTAAACATTTATACCATCTACATCTATGAATTTTTCCATCTACTATTTTTTCACAATCAGCACCTAATGGGCAGGTTAATACTATTTCAATGGCCATATAATACTCTCTTTTTTGAGTGTATTTATACTTTAACTTTTGACACAAATAATTAGGTTGGTAAATCTAGGAGACCAATTTACTTGTGAACTACCATAATCTGTAGCACCACTAAAAGTATGACTATGAGCACCTGCTCCTCCTGTATATCCTGTTGCTGTAAGCCACCAACATTGTGTTGAATCACCAGATTGTGGTTGTGTTCCTGCTCTAGTTGTATATGGGTGAACATGATCACCAACTCCAGATGTTGTTCCACTATATCCATGATAATGGGCTGGAACAACATTCATAATAGTTGGATCATGAGTACCACCAACTCCACCACCACTACCGTTAACTACTCGTAACATTCTATTATTAGCAGTATCTGTGGTATCTTGTACCCATCCAGATGGTGCTGATGATTGAGAAAACAACATTCTTGTTCCTGCAGGAACAACAACAGCCACTCCAATAGTAGATGCTACACCATTACCATCAATAGTTAATCCAGTACCTATTTTAATTCCACCTAATACTGATCCTGAAGCTATTGGTAAGTTGGAAGAATCTATAAGACCAACTAAATCTGATGATATTAATGTTAAGGCTCCAGTTCTTGTATTTAACGAAGTAACAATACCAGTATTTGATGAAGCTATAGCTATCCATTTAACACCATCCCATAATTCAACCGTTGCTGCTATATCATTAAAGAATAATCGTCCTCTATCTATAGACGTTAAATTAGGAGGATTTGTCACCCCACGTTCAATTATTAGATTTTGGATTTCAGATCCAGCAGCTAATTCAATACCATAAAATTTCATATCAATTAATCCTTAGTACATACTATTAAATTTAAATATTTTGGAGACCAATTAGCTGCTCCAGTATTACCACTTGTACTACCAGAAATAGTATGAGAATGATCACCTGCTACTCCTGTTTGGGTTGCTAAGAAATTATATCCTAGACCACCAAATGTGTTCCCTCCACCACCCCAACTATCTGGAACAGTGTGAGTATGATTACCATTAGTACTAGTTGTTCCACTGAAAGTATGAGTATGACTTGGTACTTTATCCATTAATATTGGACTATCTATACCACTATATCCACCACCACCTGTTCCACCAGATCCAGTTGTTCCACCAGCAACAGCAACAACTCGTAACATTCTATTATCTGTCGTCACGGTAACATCTTGTGTCCATCCAGTTGGTGCTGATGGTTGAGCCCAAACTAATTTTGAACCAGATGGAATGCTACTAGTTGATAGTGCAGATAATACTCCACTTGTCATAGTTAATCCACTACCAATCATAACAGCACCTAATACTGTTGCTGAAGCTGTTGGTAATATTCCACTTAAATCATTAATATTTAATACAACATCTCCAGTTCTAGTATTAAACGAAGTAACCTCCCCACCAGGAGCTTCCATAGTTCCAGATAAGGTTTTCCAAGTACTCCCATCATAAAAATAAACTAATGATGTACTTGTATTAAAAAATAGACGACCTGCATATAAACTAGTAGTTGGGTTAGTAGATCCCCCCTCTACTGTTAAATTTGCAGCCTGGGTTCCTGCTGCTAACTCAATTCCATAAAAAAGCATATATAATTCCCTTTTGTATATGTGAGATATTTATCCCTAATGATATTAAATGTTGACTATTCTTTAGGGTTAGAGTATAATATTGTATTCACTTAAGGAGAAGTAGAAAAATGAGTTATATTTCAGCAATAACCATGGATGATACTGTTCGTGTTTGGGAAAGAGATAAATTTGGCGAAAGAAATACTATAGACCATAACGCTCCATATTATTTTTATATCGATGACCCAAAAGGAACAAACAAAACTATTTTTGACACAAGAGTTAAAAAAATCGATTGTGGTCGTGATAGAAAAGTATTCTACACTAAACGTAACCAATACAGAGATAAAGGAGTAGGTATTTGGGAAAGTGATATCGGTCCTGAAATACGTGTCCTGTCTAATCAATACTACGATATACCAGCACCAAAAATTCACATAACATTTCTTGATATCGAGGTCGATTACAGCTTAGAACAAGGCTTTAGTGGACCTAAAAATCCATATGCTCCAATAAATGCTATGTCTTTGTTTCACGAACATACCAATACCATGGTTTCATTATCAGTTCCACCTGATGATGGAATTATCTGGACAGCAGAACTGTTAAGACAAGAATGTAATAAACAAGTTCCTATTCCTACAGAATACCCCACAATCTTCATAATATGTAAAGATGAACGTGAACTATTAGAACGATTCATTGAAGAGATTAAAGATAGTGATTTATTGTGTGGATGGAATTCAGAAAAATTTGACTTTCCGTTTATTGGAAAACGTATTGAGATTATATTAGGAACTCATAGACTTCATGATTTATCGTTTCCTGACGCTGAATCTCCTCGTTTCTCTGAAGTTGAAGATAATTTCAACAAATTTAGAGCACGAGATCCTAATGTAATTAAACAAACATATCTTAAACTTGAACTAAGTGGTAGAATGCTTGCTGATTATATGATTCTGTATAAGAAATATGAACCGAATGAAAAACCATCTTATAAATTAGAAACAATATCCGAAGATGTACTAGTAGACGAAAATGATGAACCTATATTACCAAAATTACATTATGAAGGTTCATTACATGCTCTATACAAAAATGATTTTGCTTTCTTTGTTCGATACAATATTCGAGATAGTGAAATATTACATGGATTTGAACAAAAATTGGCATATGTCGAATTAGCAAACCAAATGTATCATTTATCATGTGGATTATTTCAACATGTTGGTGGAACATTAAAGTTAGCAGAATTGGCTATTGTTAATCATTGTCATCATGTAATAAAGAAAGTAGTTCCTAATGTAAATCGTCCATTAATTGATAAAAAGATTGAAGGAGCATTAGTCCTATTACCACAAACTGGAATGCATGAACTTCTCGGGTCTATAGATATTAACTCACTATATCCAACAGCAATCAGAAGTATTAACATTTCACCTGAAAAACTTCGTGGACAATTCTTAGAAAAAGAACAGGCTTGTTGTGAAATTAAATTAGGGAGTGATGTTGAACTTACATTTGTATTTGAAAAAACAGGAGAATCTACTACTGCTACTGCTGCTGAATGGAGAGAATATTTACTAGGAATGAGATGGGCTGTATCAGGATATGGCACTGTATTTGATCAAGATTCTCCAGGTATTATTCCAACTGTATTAACAAATTGGTTTATTCAAAGAAAAGCATATCAAGCTAAAAAGAAGGAAGCAGGAATAGCTCATAATGAAGAAAAAGAAGCATATTATGATAGACTACAATATGTTTATAAAATTAAACTGAATAGCTTATATGGAGCATTATCTAATTTATATTTCAGATTTTATGATTTAAGAATGGGAGAGTCAACTACTGGAACAGGTAGGATGATATTGAGACATCAATGTCGTAAAGTTAATGAAATAATGGAAGATAATTATAATATAGATTTTCCAATGTATGCCACAGTTGCTGATGCGGTAGAAAGAGATCACCCTCCAGAAGTAGCCTTAGATGGACCATTCTTTAAAGGTAAATTTCAAACTGAATCTGTAATATATGGAGACACTGATTCTACTTATTTTAATACATGGACCGATAATGTAGAGGATGCTATTAAAGTTGCTGATGCCGTTGCTGATAAAGTTAATGGTTCATATCAAGATTTTATGAAAGAAACGTTTTTATGTCAACCAGAATTTGATAATTTAGTTAAATGTGGAAGAGAAGTTGTTTCTGATCGTGGGATATTTGTTGAAAAGAAAAGATATATTCTTCATCTTGTTGATATCGAAGGAAAACGTGTTAGTAAATGTAAAGTAATGGGATTAGATACGAAAAAAACTACATTACCTGTTGCAGTTTCAAAACAATTGAATAAGTTTATTGAAAGATATTTAAAAGGAGAAACATGGGAAGAAGTATCTATCTCTATTGTAGATTACAAACATGAACTACAAACTACACAATATATTATGGATATTGGTCTTCCAAAAGGAGTTAAGAACGTAGAAGAATATACAGCAAAATATATTTTAGATAAAAAGACTAGATTACCAGGACATGTTGCTGCTGCTATTCATTATAATATGATGTTGGAAACTTATAATGATAGAATTAGTCAACCTATTATGTCAGGTATGAAAATTAAAGTATTCAACTTAAAAGTTAAGTATGAAAGATTTGTTAGTATTGCTTTACCAACTGATGCTGAGTTTGTTCCTGATTGGTTTATTGAAAATTATGTCATAGACAGAAAGATACACGTTACAAAATTAGTGGATAATCCATTACAAAATATTTTGAAGGCTGTAGATAAAAAACCACCTTCAAAAGAAAGTTTAATATTTGAAGAGGAGTGGAAATTTTGATAAACGTACTTACATCTTACTATTATGAACCAAATCTTAAAGATTCATCTAATATATTGGTTTCTATTAGTTGTTCAATAACTAATGGGGTGTTTCAAAGATATGGGAATGATAGGATTATACATTATAATAAACTAGCTCCATCACAGCATCTTCATACTTTAATGTATAATAATAAAATTCCTGTTGAACAATATATTAGTTTGTTTAATCACCAATTAACCCAACTAAATCCTCATATAATAATGAAGGAGTTATTAGAGTTCGGAAAAAAGGAAAATGATGTTATATTGCTTTGTTATGAAAAACCTGAAGATTTTTGTCATCGTCAGTTAGTTGCTGATTGGTTTAATACAAACGGATATTTTGTCGAAGAATACAAATATAAAAAAACATTATCCCCAACGCTTGAAGAAGAATTCTTTTTCTAGTATAATGGGAAAAACATATAGGGAGATTAAAATATGAAGTTAACAAAGGATGAAATCAATTATATTCAAGCAGTAATCAAAGTAGCAAACCTAGTAGATATTGGTAACATTATTATTGAACCAGGCAAAATAAGAGCAATGGATGAAGATCAAACAGTTGTTCTTTTTCAAGATAATAATGTTCCGGATATGTCGTTTGGTTCATTGGGATTAAATCGAATTAGTGTTTTCTTGGCTAGATTGGAGTTAGCAAAGTTGCAAGATAATTTCACAATTGATGCAGTTACAGCTGGTGATACTACAAAATATGGATTTGATATGTTTACTCCAACTGATAAACAAACTCCTATGTGGGTTCGCTCATTAACAATGAGTGGGAAAAATACAAAGATTGATTATCGATGTGCTAGTCCACAAACTATCAAAGCCCCAAAAACAAGAGCTGGTATTAATCAACATACAGTAGATTTAACACCAGAAGCTGTTAATATGATAGCTAAAGGTAAAGCTGCCATGAAGTCGAATGAAGTATCATTTCATGGTAATAAAGATGGTGTAGTACTTGAAATATCAGACATTAATGGAGATGCATTAGAATATCACTTTTCAGATATAGTACATACTAATCCTGGAGTATCATTAGATTTTTCATATAAGTATCCTATAGAATTACTTCTACCCATCTTCAAAACAAATCCAACTGGTCAATTCTCATTAACACCAAGAGGAACATTAATGTTTACTGTAAGTGGATTAGATGTATATGTAATGGCAAAAGGATAATATTATGAGTTGGCTTGAATTTTCAAAAAAAGAAAAAAGACCTACAATTGAACAAAGATTGAGTCAGTTGGAACATTTATTAACAGTTGAAAAAGAAGATAAACAAAAAGTTGAAGCTGACTTAAGAGAGGCTGAATCTGAACTTGTTGTTTTAAGAGAACAACAACAAGAATATGAAGATAAACAAAATAGTTCTGAACCATGGGTAATCGTGGTAGGGGAAAGTATTGATCCAATCAAAGGTATTGAAATCAAATTAGATTGGAATGAAGCTTTTATTCAATATTTAAAAGAAAATGGAATAACTGCTAAAGATGAAGATGTAGCTGTTCAAAAATGGTTAGCAATGTTATATGCTGATTTAATGGATAAATTTGAACAAAAAATCATCGATGATAGTGATAAAAATAAGAAAACAGTGAGCGATTACATATAAGGAAATAATAAAATGAACGAAATTATAATTTCACCAGCATCTATTGAAGTAATAGATACCAGTAAATTAACTGATAAACATGTTGTTATTGTGTATTTTGATATTGGAAATTTACCCACTACAAAGGCTCAAAAGTTTTTAGAAGATCGTAGAGATGAAATTAGGAAGATAATTCCTGAATCTACTAAAATAATTGTAGCTGTTAAAGATAGGCTTCAAATAAAGATAGAAAAACAGGAGTAATTATGAAACCACAAGGATGTGAATATTTGATATTCGATATATCGAATTTATTGTATCGTTCTTTCTATGCTCAAACAGGTGAGGATGATACAACATTAGCTGGATTAGCTTGTCATATGGCTTTAATGACTCTTAACAAATATTATAAACAATATAGACCTAAAAAAGTTGTTATGGCATTTGATAGAAGTAGTTGGAGAAAAGAATATACAGCTGAACATGATTATTTAAAACCATATAAAGGTAATCGTCGTCAGGATATGACTCCAGCTCAACAAGCTAAATTTGAACGATTTAAAAACCATCTTGCTGAGTTTGAATCTTTAATCATTAAACATACTACAATTATTACTTTATGGGGTGATAGATTAGAAGCTGATGATTTAATTGCTGGTTTTGTTCAACGTCCCTCTGAAAAAAATATTACTATTATTTCAGCTGATAGTGATTTAGCACAATTAATGAAACATGAGAACGTAACAGTAGTTTCACCAATAACTGATAAGATTCAAACAACATTAGAAAAATTTGAGAATGACCCTGAATATTACTTATTTCATAAATGTATTCGTGGGGATATTACTGATAATGTTCAATCAGCTTATCCAAGAGTTCGTTCAACAAAAATAAAAGAAGTATATGAGGATGCCACCGATGGTGATGGTTACAAATATATTAATTTTATGAAAGAGAAATGGACTGACCATAATAAACGTGAGTTTACTGTTGCTCAAATGTTTAAACATAATGAAATATTAATCAATCTTGAAAAACAACCTACTGATATTCGTCAGATTATAAATGAAACTTTAGAAGAAGAATTAAAATTGACAAAACAATTTTCTTATTTCCATATCTTGAAATTTGTTGGCAAATATAAACTTGAAAAAATTAAGGATAATATTGAACAATTTATTCCAATGTTAAGTTTATAACTTATTCATCGGTTTCCTCTGATTCTTTTTTGGTAATGATTTTTTTCTTTTTAGGTATTGGATGTGTTTTGGAAAAATCTACACCATAACGGGCTGAAACAAATTTGCTCCATCCTTCAATAGCCCCTACATATGCAAGATAAACCAACAACAAGTCATATGTTAGTTTATCATGTAGTGTAGAATATACAACCATCCAAGTTCCTGTTATTCCACCAATTAACTGAAGAAATTTTGTCAGACTTACGTGAATGGAATCGTTATTAGTTACTAAATCAGCCCAATCTAAATGTCTTGAATGATGAGCTTTATACATTACATATACAAACACCAACAATATTATTATTATAGTTATTCCACCAAAACTATTGTATATTTTATGTATAAATTCAACTAAAATATCCATAACATCTCTCGTTGTTACGATAAATATTTATATCATAAAGGGTAAAAAGAGGATAATATGCCATTAATAAGTGTAGAGAATGATACAGATTCGGCAGGAGGGGGAAATATACAAGCCACTCAACACACAGTATTCGTCAATAATAAAGCTGTTATTATTATAGGAGATTCGGCTAGTCCGGATTCTCTTTGTCCAACTCAAAATGGAACACATTGTAATCCAAAATCAAAAGTAGGTAGTTCAAGTGTATTTGTCAATAATAAAGCTGTTCATAGAGATAAGGATGATAGAATATGTGGGGATACTAATGTTGTAGTAGGTCAGACAACTGTTTTTGTGGACTCATAATGGGACCAAAAAAATGTATACTGGGTTCTCTGTTTAATTAAATTCTAAATAGTCTCGAAGTCGTTATACAAAAACTATAAAGGAGACTTACTATGACAGATGTAACTTATAAACACGAAAATTCTCGCGAATATCCACATATTGAATGGATGGAATTAAATAACGATGGAATTTTGCATGAATGTGCAATTATGAGACGTGATATTAATGGAAATGTTTTATTTTTCAAAACAAATGATTTGGACGAAATTGATAAAAGACGTTTAGCTGGTATCTTAATGGATCGTAACTCAAGAAGTTTTGAACTTTGGGATCTTATGGCTCAAAAAACTTTAGGAAATGGTATGAATGCTTTAGCGTATTTCCATCAATTAGTTCGTCAACTAACTCCTAACGGAAAGATTCTTGATCCACGCTCTGGTCAAATGGGTGGTGTTGTAACAACTGGTCAAACTGCTTCAGTTCCTGCTTAATAATACTATTATATTAAAAAGGAGTCCTAGGACTCCTTTTTTTATAACTGTCCTGATACTATTCGAGCACGACCTGATACGGGATTTTGAAATTGTACAGATACATTATTTAAATCAAGAATTTCTACTGTTTCAGGCATTACTTTTTCGTATGCCCCATTACTTGTTAGTTTTAGAACATCCATAGCTAAAAATTTACTATTTAGTTTATGACTTATTATCCAAACAGATAATTCGTTTGGTTGATAATGATTATATGCTGCCATTTTAAATTCCTTAGGTTATTAATGCAGTTCCAGTTACTAATACACTTCCTACAAAGGTTATTATTACAACCGAAGCGCTTATAAACTTTACATCATAAGCATCATTATTAATATAACGACCAGTAGTTCCTTCAGTTATCCACACATCAACTACTGGACTTGTAATATTTAAATTATGAGTAATAGTCCAAACATTTGATGGAATTAATTGTTCATGTGCAAATCTAGTTAATACAATAACTCGTGGCATAATATTTTACCTTGGGGTACGAGCAACAGAAATTGTTAAAGTATACACAATATTTAATGTTCTATTTGCTGATTTTAATATTGGTGAAAATATCAAATGTGCTAATAATCTTTCACGTTCAGTTGATGAGTTAGTTGGAGCATTTTGTAATCCAGCAATAGTTCCATTAACAGCTGTTTGTAATAATCCACCCAATGGTACGTTAATATTTGGTAAAAACGATGTTAATGTTTCATGTGATGACCAAGATGGATTCTCTAATAATACACTAGAATTTGCTCCTGATGTTCCGCTTGTAAACTTCAAGAAACCGTAAGTAAGGGCTCCTGTAATTGTAGAAAAAGTACCACTAGAATTATCAGTAATAGAAACAGTAGCACCAGTTGGTAATGGACTTGTTCCTGTAAATCCCCAAGCAGAATCTCCAGTATTAACAGCCTGACAAAAATCACCATATAAAATTTCACCACTAGCTCCAGACCCACCAACAGAAGGAGTGGTAAATGATATAATTATAGGGGTAGTACTACCATCAACAGCAATAGCAAATGAGTAATATGTATTTCGTTCAAGACCCATACTATCAAGTGAAGTTCTGTTCCCCACGTCAATATATTGAAAACCACTTGTATTAATAGCAGTTGCTCCAGTTGTATATAATCCAATCTCATCGAATACAAAAGATGCTTCAGTATTCTGTGTTGGAAATAATGTATCTGTTAAATATTGACTTTTTGGTTCATCAGCATTAATAGTTGCTGAAATAACAACTTCAGAGGTTAAACCTAAATCAATACTACGAACTCCTGGTCCTGATATATGAGGAATAGTTGTTGGATCGCTCGAAGGAACTGAACCACCTCCTGGACGAATACCAGTATTTAAGTCAGCAGATCCAGGATCTACCCCCAGACTAGGGTTTAATACCACTTGACCATCATCGATAATTTTTGAAAATGTTTCATGATAAATACGGCTATCCCAAGTCGCAATATCCGGAGATTGTCCATCGTTTGGTGTTCTATATGTTACTGTATAAGCAGCATCAACAATAGTTCCACCGTTACCGAAAGCAATACGGTTAATATAAAAGTTATGTTCATTTGATAAAGCACGAGCAAACACACGAGCTAAATTTTGAGGATGAACAGCGTTATGTTGGTCAAGTAACACGTTACCTAAGTCATCGGTAATATATCCGTGACCTGTAACTGTGGCTGTTATTATGTCTTTTGTTGGCATTTGAATATTTCTCCTAATATATTGAAATATTTATGTTAGTCCATTCTACGAACGGAAGTTGTAAGCATTTTTATCATATTATTAAAGGCTATTGGTTCAACTAATGCTTTTCCTAGATCATATGTTTTTACTAAACTATCATCTACTTGTTCAAAAACAAAAGTTCCCCTTTGTCCTACTTTTTCAATACCGAGCATAGTACATTCATTTAATCTTAAAAATGCTGCTAACACAATATCAGTTGTTTTATATTCTTGATGCATAATAACCTCTTACTATTTGTTTTATATTTATATAATTTATATTGTACTACCTAAGTTATGATTATCATAATGTTGGTCTTCATCTAATACCCCAATATCAAAATATTGTGTATCCAATCCCATAGGTAACAAGACTTGTCCATATCTAGGAATAGATGTGGAGGTAAAAAAATCTTTTGTATCATGTACTCCAGCATCATCTTCAGATAAAAGAGAACTAATTTTTTCATTAAAGTTTATAAGGAACTCAAACGTGATTCGTTCATCTATAAACGTATCTGTGTATAAATCTGGAACATCTATTGGTAAACAAAAACTTGGAAGGTCATATCCATTAAAATTATGAATAATCATAATACCATCAGTTAATAATGATGGGGGTGTTGTTCTATTAACTCTTTGTAGAGAAGTTACTCTAACATATGCTCCTTCAACTACTGTATTTCTAATATAATAAGTACCATTGTTTCTGGATAAATAAGTATCTTCAACACTAACAACTGCTCCAGGATAAAATATTTCACCTCTTTCAATATTTATAACTCCAGTTCCTAAGTCTGTTATATCAACTATATCAGTAAAGATTAACGGAAATTGTTTTTTAGCTAAATTAAACACTCCAATTGTAGTAGTTGGAGTAAAATAATAAGTATCTGTACTTATTAATGGACTAGGAAGAGTTCCAGAAGAACTTACTCTAACACTTAACCCAAATACCCAATTTGGTACAAATGCTACTTCATCTTGAATATTTAATGTACCATTATTTTGAGCTAATAAGGATATTTGTTCTACAACAGTGATAATAGTATTTCCACCAACTACAGAGGCAGATTCAATTATATATTTTCCATTAGCACTACTACCACCATTATCGTGAACATATATAGTACTTCCAACAGTTGCGACTGCTAATATTGATCCACTTACTGTCCATTGTCTTACTGACGGATTAACAGCTACTATGTTATGTGTATTCACAAATGTAAATTGATTAGCTTTTGTATTTGTTGCTATGCAATGATATTGTGTTGGGGTACTAGATTCAACTAAAAACGAATTATATTTTAGATTTTCTTGATGTAACCATATTTTACCGCTACCAGTATTAGTAAAACTTAAAGAAGTGCCAGTTGGAGTTCTAGATATAGTAAGAATATTACCAGATACACTAGTTACATAATAAACTAACCCTACTGATATTATACCAACAGTAGTATTTGGAAGAATTCCTGTAGTTTGAAAAGTTATTGGGTCTCCTACATTAACAATATATCCATCAGGATTATACGATATTAAAACATTTGATGGGTGTAATGTATCCGATAAAAAAGTTAGTTCTATTGGTGTTTCACCAATAGCCTGTTTAATGACAACTATTGGGAAATCATTTAAAGTATAAGGAGAACTATCCCAAATTACACCAAAACCACAAGATGGCACTACTTCAGTATTTGGTCGAACTAAAGTATTAGTCCAAGACCATCTTTCTCTCATTGTAACATTTATATTTTCATAATATACATATTCAATCAATACATCTAAAATTTTAGAATGATAAGGTTTAACTGCTTGTGTATATTGTACAAATCCTTCAGCAGGATCTATACTAAATGTTGTTGTACTTTGTGTTATTGGAGTTGTCATTTATTATACTCTAATTAATCGTCAAACATACCGTTGACTTCCAGTATTCTTATACCGTGTAATGCTACCCAAGATGTTTTCATTAGTCCTTTATATTTAGATTTAGTGGACAAAGCATCTTGAAGCAATTCAAACCAAATACCATTAACATGTTCTGCTCCAAACGTATCATAAATTTCAATCATTGCTGCCTGAATTCCTGCTGGAGTTGTAAAAGTATTACGGAAGAAAAAGTTATTAATATCTATTGGGGCAAAATCTCGTGTTGGGTCTAACAAATAAGTTAATAAGGTTTTAAGTCCTAATGTTTTATTTACAAAAGCTTGACCCAATTCTAGTCCATAACGAGTTTCGGTTCCATACTTATCATAATAATTATCATCATACAACACACGATCAAGTGATGGAACTGGGGTTCCATCAGTTAATGATACACCGGTTAATGCCTCTATTGCTTTATTCCATAAAAATTGTGAAATATTATTAGATTGTTTTTCACGAAACATTAACCATTCTTCGTGTTTATCTTTCAAATCTAATTCACCCATTATAGTATTACTATGATCACGTAACGCTAAATCACGAGTAAACTGAATCATATAACGATTATTATCATTAATATAATTTGCCACATTACGAATAATTGCTTCTCTATATATAACTGGACTAGATACGATAGGATTAATCGGTTCTCGAACATCCCATATAATACCATAATCTTGTTGAGCATATCCATAAGTTGATTGTACAATATCACTATCTAGTGGTTTCTGTACAATAAAATATGGGTCAGGCATTGTTGACATATAATTAGTAATTTCTGAAGTTGACATACTAGATGGATCAGTATTTTTTGTAGTAGATTTTTCTACCCAGAAATAATAATTAAGAGTAGAAGTTCCACTAACTCCAACTGATGTAACACTCTGTGAATATTCATAATCTTCTTTCCAATGTACATCTGTAGTACCATCATCACTTAATGAAGGATCAAAATTTGATTCTGTTGAGGTTAATGAATGTATTGGTCTTATAACATCAATATAATCATATAATTGAACAACCATATTTGAACCAACAGTAGATACTTCAAATCTATCTAATGTAGCATTATATACTACAGTACCAGTAGTATATAATTTTCCGTTTAGATATACATTAACCGTATCATTGGGATACCAAATATCTCCACCAACAGTAGCTTTCCAATATAATAATGGTTCTGTATCAGTACTTAACCATGCTCCTATAATACGTTGTTTAGCTGATAATTGTTGAATCCAATTATCAGATGTAAATATTGGAACAATTGTAATAGGTTTAACTACATTATTCAATGTTAATTGACCTACTTCACCATTTTGTATTGTAATTGGTGTATCATTAAAAGTATTAATTTCAAATGTTTGAATGTCTGTATTATTAATATTTCGCAAAGAATATTCAGTATTAGATGCTCCTATAACATTAATAAAATTAAAATCAGTCATAGTTCTGAATAAATTACCATCTGTAATTGTTACTTGTGAAGTACTTCCTGATGCTGAAGTAATACGAATATTTCCGTTTACTAACGTTGCAGTTGCATATATCCCCAAAGCTGTGTTGATTTTTAGCATCAATGCTGAAAATGTTTGGGTAGTGTCTCCAACAACTGAAAGACTTCTTGTAACATTATCAATATCGAAAGTTGCTGTATATGCAGTAGTATCATTAGCCAATCCTGTAGAACTTGAATCAACTTTTTCTGTGGTATATATAACTTCTTGATAACCATACGAAGCTACTGGAATAGTTGTTGAACCTTGTGGAAATAATCCATTTGGAATAGTAGAAATAGTAATTATATCTCCTAATGATAACACTCCAGAATCAACTTTAAAAACTTGGATAGGATTTTTATTATTCCCAATATTAATTATAGTAGCAAGAATAACTGGACCTGCTATATCAGTTATAAGTCCATTATTGTTCACAGATGCTATACTAAAAGTTTGTGGATTGTCTCGAGTTGCAGCATCTACAACATATTGAGTTTGATTTTGTAATTCAGTAGGTAAAGCAGAAGTGGCAGTAAAATATACTATCTGTCCAGTTATATAAGAACCTGCTGGTACTGTTACAATTGTTGGATTACCGAATCTTATAGTTCCATCAGATATATTTCTAGTACGTTTAAATAATAATTTTCTAGCTGTTCCAGTTATCTTTTGATTTTGTGGAATAGTTATATTACCTTGTTGTTGTAAAGCAATTGCATCCCATTCTGAAGGAACAACATTTGAACGAACCCATTGATATACTTTAATATTCGCATATTCAGCTATATTACCCCATTTGTATAATCTATCGTTAATATCTGGATAAACACTTTCATCATAATAAGGAATATACCCAAGTTGAGAAGTATCTAACCATATTGTTCCAACTTCAGCAAAATCCCAAAAATGTCCTGGAATATCAGCAGAATTCATTGTTACAGAATAAGTAGCAGGATCTTTATCACTTTTTAAATTAATATTATATAAGGCTTTATAACTATGTATTCCAAATGCTGGATGCCATAAAGCAATTCTATCAATAATTATACCTGTTTTTCTATCCACTAATTTTGCAGGATTGAGTTTGTCAATGGATGGTCTAACGGTATAAATGTGAATAATATCAAAAAATGCTGATTGATCTATACGAGTAACTTCTGAGTTTAATTTAACGTATTGACGTGTACCAGTATATTGATCTATTAATAAGTTTGTGCTATATAAACTATAATCCACATCAAAATATGTTAATTTCCCATTATCTTCATCATATGGTATAGGTGTAGTAACTGAAATATATGTAATATTTCGGAGCTCATCAAATACAGTACCATCTACAATATATGTACCATTATTGTGAACTGTTTGACTTATTGTCACAGTAGTTCCAGGATATAAACGTGTTGTCATATCTTCTGCTACTGAAAAAGTATTAGTAGAATCAATAATAGCAGTAGATGAAAATGAATGTATTATGGATATCATTTTACTAGATATATTAGCATTACGACGAATAATCCGAATATCATCACAAGGCTCATCATGATGCCAATAAACATAATTAGATGTTATATGAATTTTATTATTAATTAATGTAGTCCAATCAACAGTATTCCAACTTCTTAATGTATTATCTGTAGTATTATACCAATATTCAAAATCTGAACTACTTATAGGAGATGGTGGAATTGGTGCTATAAAAACACGACTCAAACTAGATATGTCAGAATCTAAGAAAAGAGGTTGAATAATTTCAGCACGTTGTTCTGGAAAGTTATTCCAACGAGAATCATCAGCAAATGATACTAATTTAAATCCTTTTGAGGTTACAGCATATGTAATATCTGCTCTTGTAATATCATCTTCTAATCCAACAAATTCAAAACGAATATCATCAACTATTGCATCATTTGTAAATAATAATATTTCTGGATATATACGAGGTCTATTATCACCAAATTCAGCAATTTTAACCGCCCAAAATTCATCAATCTTTGCATCAATAAATCGACGTGAATTAATATATGCTACTATACTAGATACAGAACCTTTTGCGTGCAACATTCCACGATAAAAAAGGAATTGAGATTTTGAATTTACATTCAACATTTCCATATAAGGTACTTTACCTGTATATCCTAACAATGAACGAGCAAGTTTAATATTAGGGGAATCTTCTGAACCAGCATATGTATCATAAAAGTTTTGTAAGTCTGTTGCTGATCCTTCAATATTACGATTAAATGCATTACCTCTTAAATAAAAACCACCTAATGTTGGACGTAAAGTATTTTCTGCTTTTTTAAAAAAATTCATTTCAAATTTTGAGGCATATAGTCCTAAAAATGAATCATATACTAAAACATTACCAGCTGTGTACGGATTAAATAACAAGAAATGTTCATATCCTTCTAAGAAGAAATGTCCTCCACCTAAATGAATATAATTATATGGATCACCTACATAAAACGGATCTACATCATTTGGTAATTGTGGGAGTATAGTAATACGATTGCGTTCATCTTGTCTATGAACTATAAGTTTATCAGCACTTAGTGCTCTACCATATTGGTCAAATATAGTTTGACGAACTCTTATATCTGTATATGGACCTGATATAACATTAGATAACACTCCTAATGGAGTATCTAACCATATATTATTACGAGAAGGATTAATCTCAAAACTTGGATATGAACGTAACATATCTTTAACAGCAAGATAGAAATGTCCACTACCTTGGGTTAGTAAATCAATATGAAATGCTGTATAGGTAATATCTTTAGAAGCTGATAATTTAATAACTCCATCAGTAGCAGTTTTAACTACAAAATATGTTTCATTAGCATCTAAAGGAGATGGTAAAGAACCAGTTGTTGAAACTTGAATAGCTGTACCATCATTCCAATATGGAATAGTATCTACTACTGTTAATGTATTATCAGTAATATTAACAGTATATTCAAAACGGTCATTTACTACCATACGAGCTTTACGTAATCCATAAGCCCAATCTATAAATCTTTCTAATTCAAGAGACCAATTAATTAACCTTCCAGTATTAAAATCAAAATCACCAGAATCAGCAGTATTAAAAATAACACCACTATCCTGTTGATATTCAGCATATCCATCAATTGTATTAATTAATGTCTGCATTCCAGTTATAACTTGTGGAGATGTTAGAATAAGAACTTTACTTTTGTCTAATGCATAATGATACCAAGTTTCTTTTGAATGACTTTCACCACCAAATACATTAAACGAACTTGCAATTTCAGCGATTGTGTGAATACTAACACCCATTGATACTATATCAATACTAATATTAGTAATAGAATCATTAAAAGATTCAGATAATTTAAATGATTGATTTCCTGTATTAATAACATAATATGGAGTATTTGGAACCAATGGAGCTGGTAAAACTTTATCAGAACTTAATACCACCATATCTCCAGTCGACCAAGGAAATACAAAAGCAGCTATTGTAATAACTCCATTACCAACTGTTCCAACTAATTGTTCTAATACATTAATACGAGTTCTATCTACACTTGATTCATATACAGAAGATACAACAGTAAAATTACCATTTATAGAAGAAGATCCTGTTACAGTAATAGTAGTATTGTATACAAAAACATCTGTTTCATTTCCAGCAACATAAAAACGATTTGCTACTGAATCTATACCATTAATTAAATAACGATAGGCATAACATTCATCAGTAACCGGATCAACAATAAATGGATAGGCTTTAACATCATAATAATACATATCTCGAGCAACAGAAGCTAAACTTGTAAGTTCAAGTTTCCATTTATTTTGGTTATTGTACTGAATAATAGAAGGTGGAATACCAACTACACTAATATTAAAAGCATCAATCCATAATTCTCTAAAAGAACCATTATTAATTAAAACCACATTATAATCTGTATTAATAATATCAAATTTTTTATTAGCAATATCTAAGGTACTTGTATCAACAATACTATTAAATTGATAAGTTAATAAAGGTGTCCAACCAGCCCATAAGTCTCTAAATTCAACATTTGTATCATAACCAGCAAAACGATTAAAGTTAACATACCATTGATTTAACCCCTTCGCGACATATACTCCATTAACTCCGTACATATCACCATGAAACAAAACATCTGAGTGACTATACACTTGTCCAAAAGTAGTATCAACTTCTAATCCGTCTACATATGTATATCTTGGACCAAATGATGCACGAAGAAACTTAACAGGTTGCATTAAAAATGCAATGATAGGATTTTCGTATGGATACTGAGGAGATATATTCCACTGCCATTCAATAATATTGCCATCACCAAAAATATAATCAGCATCAGGTACTTTTATTTGATTCATATTCGTAAAAAATGAACGAACATGAGCATCTGATGTTACATAATAAGGAGGTAATAGTTGATCAGGAGTATATCCACCTGTTATAGTAGAATTAGTAATATTAACACTAAAATAAATATATGTTCTTAATGATTGACCATCAGTACCTGAATTACCTGTACTTACTCTTCCATCGGGATATGTTCGTCCAGCAGGAACTTGTCCGGTACGTATATTCTCCCACATTCCAGTTCCAAGAGAAGAACCACTTGGAGCATAATTAAATATCCAAGTACGTGTACCATTAGTTTGTTTATATTCAGTATCCCACCAAGTTGGTTTACCATCAAATCCTTGTAGTTTCCAAGGTTCTAAGTGTGGATATGGTGTACCATACCAACTTGTATATAAAGCTTGCCAACATGCTGATGGGGATGGAGCAGTATATGAATGTGGTGGAGTTAAAATAGTACTAGTTATATAATTCCAAGTAAAAGCATCTGTTTGTCTATATTGAGTATTAACAAATGGAACTGGTACAGAATGATTAATAACATATTCATCAAAACGTTTTCTATATTTTTGATCATAAACAAGTTGTTCAGATGAAGTTGGTGTTAATGTAGAATAATCATATACAGGTACTACTCCTATACACATCTCATATAATCTATTTTCAAGTTCTAAATATACTTCACCTAATAAAGTTTGAAAATCAATTTCTTGCCATAATAGTTGTATATCACCAGCTCCAGGAGTGGTAACTCCTATCCAATTTAATCCAGATTTTCTATAAACAGCATGAGTAATAATATTGTAATAGTATATTCCATCTAATATTTCAACACCATTATAATAAAAAGATGGATGTACAGCACTTGCCATATACATTTCAAAACGATAAAACGTACGTGGAGAACCAGTTTTATACCAAAATACTCCTGAACGTATTTCAGAACCACCATATTGTGTTAAAAATGCAGATTCAGTTGCTGGTGGAGCTGTTAATCCTGAAGCTCCTAATGTTTGTCCTGATATACGAGGGTCAGCTAAAGATATTATTTTACGAGCAATTGCATCTTCTTCAGCTAAACTATATACAATATCAGTTCTATGTCCATCATGGTGATAAACTTGTGTAAATGTACCATCATCTAATAGATGTGGTTGATAATATGGAGCTAATCCAAACATAGGAGCAGTTGCAATCCAATTACGAACACCATTACCAGTTACTTCATCATATGCAGTAGTATCTCCATATAATTTTGCAACATAATCATTATCTTCATATAAAGCAATCACACTATTAGTAATATGTTGAGAAAATGTTTCAACTCCTTCAACAACATATTGTCCACATAAATCAATAACAGCACGATTAAAAATATCTCGAACAAATCTAATATTAGCAGCATAGTCATTACTAGCATACTCAATTACACCAACAGGAGTAGTATTTGTTACATTAATAGCAGAAATTAAAGTGTCAAATGCACCATTAAATTCTTTAATTGTTCCTCCAACACCATAATTATATTCTGATTGAACTTTTGTATATACTCCACCACTAATTAATCCTAATGTTGGTGCTTGATTATCAATTATACCTCTAAAATGTGTAACTAATTGTGATAAAGATACACTTGGTCTATTACGATGTTCTGGATTATATATCCATTGTTTTACTACTTCCCAATCACCATTAGCAGAACCAACTGGAACTACATTACGTTTTTTATCTACATATTGTGGAACGTATTGTTCATTATTAGTTCCACGTCTCCAAATGGTACGAAGAGTTGGATCAGCATCGTTTATAATTACTCCTGGTATTACTATCCAAGATGTTGTAGCAACATTACGACGATATAAAGTATTAGTAGTTGTGTTAAACCATAAGGCTTGATCCATAGTCCATAATTCAATAGGATCTGTAGATTGAACTATAATTGTTCGTAAAGTAGTACCATTTACTGTGGGGAGTAATACACTATCAGACCAAGTATACCCATCCCAATATAATACTTTTGAAGTAAGTTGACTATACCAATATTGTCCAACTACAGGAAGTAATAAATTTCTATATCCATATAGATAATTATCATCTGTATCTAACGAATGTGGTGCTAATAAATGTTGGTCAAATTCAAAGTCAATTCCATTATTTGTTACTACTATACGACGTTGAACAGCACTATTAATTGGGGCATCTTGGCTTTCTTTAAATGTAATGATAGGTGAAGCAAACATAACATTTCCAGACATAAGATCATATACATTAAACAATGGATATTGATTTATCTCAATTTTATGTTGTTCTGCTAATACAAATTCTGTTAAACTTTGATATATTGGTTGTTGTGAACTATTAACTAATGCTGAAAATGTAGCATCATCTTCAATAGTACGAACTGGAACAGCATACATTCCCATATCACGTACAGAAGCAGGACTAACTTCAATACGAATAAGGTCTCCACTTTTTAAAATAGCTAATGATGTAAAAGTTATTCCAACTACAAATGGTATTCTACCTGTGAATGTAGTAATATTACCAACAGCAGTGTAACTAGGAAATCCTGTTGAAATATTTTCTATATATGTTCCATATTGACGAATCCCATTAACGTATACTCTCAATTCATTACTATTTGGTGTAGCATATGGATTAGCATTACTAGAATTATATTGAAGAGATGGCACTAAATCAATAGTTGTTGGAGGGGTCTGTCCAACAGTAAGTTCTTGGAAAGTATATCCAAAGGATATTTGATCAACTCCTGGTAATGTATTTGTAACAGCATCATTCACTTGAAAGAAATTCAAAGATTGTGGATTAGTTGCAGTTGTCGTAATATTAGTAATATCTAACACCCAATGAACGTGATATCCGTACCAATTATCTCCTCTTGAAGTTTTAGTGGGAATAATACGAGCTTGATTTAAACCACCAACTGATGGTGCCATAAAGGTAGTTTCTTTAATTCTTACAACGGTAACAAAATAATTTCCTTGAAGAGCAGGATTAGTTGATGTATCCATTTCCCTATATTCTGACCAATCTACTGTGTATACATCATGAAATCCAATATCATTTACAATACTAAATTTATATTCTGGAATGAAAACATCAGTTAAATTAATATTAGCATTCATAGTAGATGTTTTATCAAACAAATAGATATACCAAGCACCACTAACTCCTTCTACTTGATATCCTTTTATTGGTTCCAACTCAATACGTGATGGACTTATAGTTGAAACTTCAAATACATCTGTTGATGTTTTACGATATTTCCAAGTACGTTGAACTTTAGACCATTCATTTAATTCTAAATTGGAATCATATTCTAAAATCGGAACTTGAGCTCTTTTTACGTTAGCATATGTATTAATAGCTGTTTTATGTTGCCATCTATTTTGATTAGACCATTGATTTAGTACTTGAGATACACAATCTATATTTTCATCCCAATTTTCTGTAGCAGTTGTTAATGTTAATACTGCTGAAAAATTAGAAGCTACAACATTCCAACTAGGAACAAATAATGGATCAGATGGTATAGGATGAAGTAGATCACCATATTGTTTTAGTTGATTTGTTGAAGTATCATACCATAAGGTAAGAGGTAAAGGTTGCCCACCAACCATCATTGTTGGGTCAGCACTATTATAAGCAATCCAATCTGCTTCTGTTGAAAATGATATTTTAGTTAATAGGGTAGTATTCCAAGCAACATTACCAATACTATTATCATCCCATAATCCAATATCCCAACCTATATCGTTATGACATTTACAATTTACTTGTGTTTGAAATATTAACAATAACTCAGAAAGAGATATATTAGCTATAAATGATTTATTAGTTGCTATCCAAGTTGATCCATCCCATGTATATAATATTTTAGAAGAAGGTTGATACCACCATTCACCAATAAATGTGGGAGTAGGAGCAGTTTCACCATTATATGCTAATGGGGTTACTGTTTGAATAATAGTTGTATTTGTCACATCATCATATGTAGCTAATGAAGTTGTCCAATATTTGTTTTGCATATTAATAGTTGAACTATCTTTTGTTAAAAAAACAAATCCAGATACAAATAAATCATCTTGTTTACCTTCTATTGACAATGTATTATCAGCAAAAGAAGAACTAAGTATAGTAAATAATGCTGGAATAATAATTTGAGCAACTATGGTATCAGTATATTCGATCCAAGTAGTTCCATTCCATTCTTGTAAATTATTAGTTGTTGTATTATACCACCAATCACCTATACTTGGATTAATAGGTTGTATAGTTGGAGCTATAACTTCAGCTACTTTAACTTTCGTTTTATTACTACTAATATCATACGTTACACTAACAGTTCTCCAATATTTGTCAGTCAGTTGGGTTGTATTGGACAAGTTAGTATAAAAAGTAAAGTCAGTTGAAAAAATATTATCTTGTTTACCCTGTAATACAAAAGTATTATTAACAAAATCAATAGAAATAACTGGTAAATGAATACCACGTTGTTGCATTAATGTTTCATAAGATGCTACTTTATCAGAAGCTTTATTACAAACATTCTCAATAGTAAAATATTGTGGAGCATCAGTACTACTCATTCCATTCCAAAAATAATTTTGATAATTAACTAACATATCAATATTAATAGGAGGAACCCAATTAAATTCTAAAGCTGAACCCCAGATTGGAAGACGATCTATATCGACTCCTTGTAATTCTAATTGGGTGAGAAAATTATGGTATGATAAGGCTGTCTCTATAGTACCTATTTTTGTATACATTGTAGGAGCTAATTGAAAAGCCTGACGATGGGCTTGGTCGTGAGAATTATTAGATACTTCTGGAATTTGGCGATCTACTACAGCATTTGGATTACCTGTTCCTACAAAACCAGAAACACGTATGGTATCATCTTTTGTAAATTGACGATCAAATGCCATTTCTGACAAAGTGTTATTAACATCAGATCTATATACTTCTGGTAAGTAATCCTTAATATTAATTTGTGGCTTTTTGTGATCGCTATAGTTAGTCACAGGCAATGTCCTTTTATATCTTCTGAATATTTATAAGAGGGTTACGTGTAGATAAAAGTGCTTCTTTATCAGAAGCACTTTTAATAATTAAACCAATCTAGCTGTTCCTACTACTGGCATAGTAAATGTAATAACAACTTCACGAGTACTTAAATGTATAACAGAAAATGGTTGAACTTCGTCAGAAGTTGTATTATAAACACGAACAATTGGATAGAAACCAAGATCATGTGTTATATTCCAAGAAGTTATTGGAACTGTTTGAGTATGCTCAAACGCATATTCATAAGTTACTTGTGTGAATACATTTGGATGTTGTACTGGACAAACTGTTTGTTGACCCATTCTAAGAACAGTGGCATTAATATCAGATACAATATCAACATCATCGACGGTAACGTCTGGATAAAATAATTCATCCTCACGTGCTTGTATTTGAAACATTTCACCAAAAAAGTTATTTGCATAAGTCGGAACTAATACAACTGTACTTATTTCAATAGGCAATGCTGCATGAATTGCTGTTGCTAATTCAGTAAAATAAAAAGTTTCCCCAAATTCCCACACAGTTAAGTCAAAAAAGTTACGAACTGTTGATACTAACGTAGTTTTAATTTGGTTAGATGTCATAGTATTATCTGATGAACGTACTACTTTAAATCGAGCTTGTAAAGGTAAAACAGCCTTTGTCCCAAATAATAATTTAATTTTACCTGGGTGTAATACTAAAGTGTCAGAAATCATCTTGTTGTTAATAAGATAATTATATGTTAATCTTAAATCTAATGGGGTTGGAGCTTGAGGTTGAGCTGCTAACGGATCTTCTAACCATCGTTTTAATGATAAAAAGTATACTTTTTGTATAATAAGCGTATCAATAATATTTGAAGCCGCTGGGTCTACTAAATGATATCTTGGAGAATGGTGTAACCATAAAAAATTCAATCCAGAACGACCAATTTCTCTTTTAACTAAACCAACAGATGTAGCTAATTCATCTACATAAGCACTTAAAATATCAGGAGTTGGTGACATAACAGTCCATTCTGAGGTTGGAGTAGTTCTGATAAAATAAACAAAATCATTTACAGTTACTTCAACTAATGTTCCACCAAAAACATCTCCTAATAAAAATATAACATTTGATATTCCTGTGGTATTCGCAATGTCTTCAAGCCAATCTACTCCTGATAATACAGGAGTACCACCTAGTATTTGAACTGAGATATCATTTTGACCTATAATATAATATATTGGAAGAACAATTCGAATTCCAGTTTCAGGTAAAGGAGCAAGGGTCTGTGTTAAATCTACAACTATTTTCGGTTTTAGTATGTCAGCTAATCCTTGTGGATTATTATTGTCATTAATATTTAAATGATCGGGTACTCCATCACCATTTTCGTCTATAGGAATAACTGATACTCGTTTAGTGTCTGCTAATCCAATATTTACACCATCTTCAATAATTTCAAGTCCCAAAACATTAAAATTCCAATTTTGTTTTAATATATTATTACGATTATAATTAGGGTTAGCCTGTAATACACTAATTTGATCATAATCTGCATTTAAAGTATTATAATCTATAACACGTGAAGCACTATTAGTATTCCAAAAAGTAGTTGTCGGACTTTGGAATATTAATCGTTTAGCTAATCTATTAACTTGATATTTACTTTCACTTTGTTGTTGAATAACTGTTATTAATGGGACATTAATAAAATCTGCTGGCCATCCATATGTTGCTAATGCCGTACTTGGATCATCTGATGTTTGAACAACATACCATTCATTATTAGCCAAATTATAATACATCTCAATATTAGATGGAGATGGTGGTGGTGTTAATCCAGCAGACAATCTAATTTTTTCATCTGAATTAAATACGCGACGAAATGCTGATGCTGGAACTCCATAACTCGAAACATACAAAAATACATCTGTTGATGATAATAATGGTTCAATATAAGTAGTGATAAGATCATTAATACCATTAACTATTGGGGTGGTTACTCCTTCAACTTTTTCTTGAAAGTACAATGCTCCATCATTTCCAAAGATTTTTACATTTTCATAAGAAGTACTTGGATCATGCCATGGAATGTATTTTGAATCACCAGCAAAAGTTCTATTTAATGAACGTAATTTTAAAATAGAAGAATCTTGTAACATAAAGTTATTATAATCTTGACCATTAACCATACGATCTTGAGAATAATATACAGCAGGAGCTGTTATTCTTATATGTTCTAACGATTCAGAAGCTGAATTGTTTTGTAATGAATTAATTAAGGAAAAAGTAAATGTAAATGTTTGAGTTCTGTTATAAGAATCAACATACGTAAAGGCTGCTGTTTGATTAACAACAGATGATTGTGAAATTATAATATCCTGATCAACAGATGATCTACACCAGAAATCAAATGTTCCAGATGGAACATCGGCAAATTCACCATCACCAAATATAATTCTGGCTCGATTATTATCTCTTGTTTCTACTTCATATTTATTTCTACGTGGATTAGTATTAAAAATAACATTTTGAGCATGAGCTACATCTACTTGAACCCATTCACCTGAACGTCCCACAGTTGCATCACGACGATATGGTAATAATGAAGGTATATCTAATATAGCTCCAGTCACGGGATCTATATTATTAACCCATATATCAGTTTCATTCGCATTATTTAATGGAATTTCATAAATTTGGTTTGGGGTAATTCCATCAAAAGTACTACGAAATCTTTGAAGTATTCCTTGTTTTGTATAACAAAAGAATCCAGTGGTATGAGAAGTATCTCCTAATCCATCCTTACCATATAATAAGGTAAAATTTGAACCATTATATGGACGACGTTCTATAATACCATCTGTGGAATTATATTCCACAGGTGCTAATTCCATAGGAATAGCCTGATTATTCACATTAGCAGTATATGGAACCGCTCCAGTTGGTAATGGACTTATATTTAAGGCGTATAATTCAAATAATACATTTTCAATTTGAAAACGATCTGAAGCTCTAACAGTACCAAAATTCTGCTCTAGTACTCTATTCATTACTAATATAAATTGATCTTTCCATTGTTGGTTACTGGCGTCATTCCAACGAATAGTTCTATTAGACAAATTAGTACCATATGCGTCTATTATATTTTCTGTGGTAGTGACAGAGGTTATTTTAACCAAACCACGAGCTGGTAAAGGACGATCTGCTTTATAAGATACCAACTTAGCTAATCGTAATATAGAATCTTTACGTTGTGCTGCTGATAAAAAGTTTTCATGTGCATCTATATCAAAACGATAAGCCATCAATTCAGCAACATAAGCAAAAGATTCGATAAGAGCTATGAATTCACTTGATTCTATAAAATCATTAAATGTTTCTGGAAAGTACAACTTAACATAATCAAGTAAACTCTGCTTGATTGTATTATAATCAAATGCAGCAAAATTTACGTTGTTGAAAGCTTCATACACTTTTTCCCAATTTTCTGCTCTGGCAACAAGACGACTCATTATGCTTTACCTTCAAAGGTTATATTTAAATCTAAATTTCCAATAATATTCAATTCAATATAAAGTAGTTTAGCACTTGCTACTACCATATTTTCATCATAAAATGGAAGAATTCTTAATTCCATTAGTTGAACTCTTGGGTCAAAAGCAATTACAGCTCGTAAATCTTCTTCAAGAATATCCAATGTTATTTGGTCTAGTGGTTCAAAGGCTAAATCAGGAATACGTGTTCCAAAATTAGGCATCATTACTCGTTCACCTTTATGTGTAAAGATATGATTTAATAAATCCATTTTTACAAGTTCAACGTCTGTTAATATAAATGATTTATTTCGTTGGTATTCGTATGTTGAATACCCCCTATAAAGTCCTTTACTCATTTTAACTCCAATCCACTATTCATATATTTATCACTGGGTTGGTTATCACTTATCGACGCCAAAATGGATTTCTTGGTATTTCTTTACCACCTTCCATTTTTCCAACATTTTTATCACTATATTGAAGCTCACCCTCGTGACCAGTATCTTTTTTAGTTATCATTCTTCCCCAGGGTTCATGAGCTGGAACTCGATTAGTATAAAAAGCTAACAATGCTTCTTTTGCCTCTTTTGCAGATTCAGCCCCAGGACCGTTTAAATGTATTTGAGTACCAGTTTGAATAATTTGTCCACCAGCTTTAATATTAGTAGCTCCATCAGAAGTATAATTTCCTTTACCGCCTGATTTTAAATTCATATCTGCTTTTGATGTTACATTTACCATAGCACCTGATTTTACATTAGTATCACTTTTCGATTCCACAAATAAAATATTACCAGTTTTTAGATGAATGTCTGTTTTAGCATACGCTTTGATTTCAGCATCTGAATACATGTGAATACCTTCTTTTGCGTACATTCTAATAGATTTATCAGAAGTCATATTAATATCTGAAGCTGCTCTAATACTCACTCTACTATTAGAAAATATATCTATATTACCAGCTTGATCCATCTCAACCCAATTATTACCTTGAGCTGTTGAAATATAAATTCGTTCATTCGTATCATCTAATAATATCTGATGTCCAGACATAGTACGAAAACGCATTCTACAGTTTTCCATTCTATCATCCATTGACATAGAATGAAATCCAGGTGAAGTTATAGAATAAGTTTGAGAGTCATAATTTTTATCAGTTATTCCAGTTCCACCGCTTGGGTCAAATCGACTTGTTTGATAACCTTGTGTACTTGTCCACCCATCACCACTATCCGTTGCTTTATCATCTTGAACTCTAGAACCAGAATATGCTAAATGACTAACATCAACACGAGAAACAGCATAATCAGCAGCTCTTGTTTGCCATTCAAAAGCTTGGTCACTATTACCAAAAGCTTTTTGTATATTACTAGCTAATGGTTGAATTAATTTATCTCCAGAAGAATATGGACCATAAGGTTTTGCTTTAGGTTTATCTCCTAATTCTGGATGATCTTCAAACATCCAACGACCGTGAGGCATTGTATGAGTTGAAAAAGCATCAAATACACAACCTAAATAAATTCTTTGTTGGTGTTCTTCATCTAAACTCATAACAACAACTTGAGCACCTACTTTTGGAATAGCCCACATACCATAAGCGATACCACCTTCAGTTTGTTTAATTCCAGGTCCACGAGTACCTACAGAAGTTTGTCCACCAAATGGTGTTACATACATAGCCCAAGGCATCCCCTCCACATTATGTTCCCAAGAATCTCCCCAAGCTTGAACTAATACTCGAACACGACCCCATTGCATTGGATCATTTGTATCAATTACCGTACCTATAGCAACAATATCACTAAATGGAGTATTTGCATTATGTCCACCATTAGAATCTTCTAATAACTTTTTTTGTTTAGTAATTACTGCCATATATTATCCTTTATAAATGTGTTAAGCTACAGTAGTTGATGGACCTGTAACTACTGTACTGGAATTTTTGTTTGGAGTTGCTTGACCATTATCTATTTTATTAGAAGAAGAAACTGTAGCATTATCAGCTTTACTATCTGGTACCTTAGGGCAAGTAGATGATTTTGCTGGATCTTCTTGTTTCTTTTCTTCATCTGAACAACTTGTATAAGCAGATAACATATCTTTAGCTTTTGGTTGTTGTTTACTTGCTGTTTCAGAAACATTATCAGTATTAGTAACTTGTAGTTTATCATAATTATCATATGGAGCACCATTTTTAAGACGACCTCCCATAATATTTTTTGCCCAAATTTGTACTTCAAGAGCTGTTGAATCAGTGGGAAGACCTTGACCTGTTAAGGCATCATCTGTTACATTTGCATGATGATTTCCATTTCCAGCCGCAATTTGTTTTAAAATAGCAGGACCTCCTCCTTCTCCTTGATTATGAGCAAGATATAAATCACTAGCTGTTACAACATGTCCAGGTAATGCTTTTTGTATTACTTTCGTATTGTGTTTCATATATCTTGCTGCAGCATCAGCATTAGCATTCATATCAAGCACACTTGCTCCTCTACCATATGCTGCCCAAGTTCCTCCTTGAACCCACCCATGTTTTGTTTTAGTTCTAGTAGTAAATTGGAATAAACCTTGAGCATTATGAGATGGTTTTCCCATATTAGCACCGAATTTACTTTCAACAGCAGCAAATTGTGCTAAAGTAAATTCATCAACACCATTATTAACAGCAGCGTTATGTATTGCTTGTTTAACTTCCTCTGGTGCTCCATCATATCCTTTAATATTAGATAAATTTCTATCTCTTGGAACATCTTCTGAGACTTCTTGTTTAATTCTTGGATGGTCTATAATATCTGGTGGTGGTTTTTCTGGTAATACTGCTGATGAAGTAGTAGTTGGACTTTTATTAGAACTACCTCCACACCCTATAACATTATCATAACATTCTTGAACTAATTTTCCAAGTTTAACATCTCTTTCTGCTGAGGTATTCTTTTCTTGAGTAAAGGAATTCTTTTCAGGTATACCCAATGCTTGTAAGTTTTGATAAAATTCTCCATTATCAAAAACATGTTGAATCCCATATATGAAATAATATCCAGAAAACCAAAAATCTACAGCATAATCATTAGACTTAGAAGTTTCATCTTCTGAAGTTTGAGATCCTGTAAATAATGATTGATCATCATTGTTACGTGGCATTTTTATATTAATCTTAGCAAAACAAGGTGCTAATGACCAATCAGAAAATTTTGCAAAATTATCATCAGCAGATGGAATATTAACACGTTGAGCCATATTTTTTGGATCAGTTGTAGCATTTATAGAACCTAATAAATGAGGATTACCAGTTATTTTTACTGCTGCTTCTATGGATTCTAATGAAGCATGTTTTGTCATACTATATGAAAATTGTGATGTTTGTTTTGTGTCTTGTGTATCTTTAATACTGGCTGTTTTTATATTTGTTCCAAAAAACACAGGAATATTCTGTCCATTTTGACGAGTTAATATATCAATACCAGCTGGATGTGTTCCAGCTATAGCTACTTGTTGTCCTGGTTGTTTATATGGATTTGCTATAGTCATACCTTGAAGATATACCATTCCCATATTCATCTTGATATCAAACTCTAAAATATCAATATTCCTGCCAGTATAGATATAATCATATTCAATTAGATTTTCTCCCATTTTAGCAGCACTTGCTCCACTAGCAGCCGCATCAAATGATACACTATGTGGTTGTACTTGTCGCTCAACTCTATATTCAACTGTATATTCTGTTTTTTTATCCTTTCCAGAACCAGTAGGTTTAGACTCAACTCGTGAAAGAATTTTTGTAATATATTTGGTATTATCAACACCAACATCAGCCTCTGCTTTGATTTCAGAACACATTCAATTATTCTATGAATAGCATCTTCAATACTTACCCCAGCATCTACATGGACATTAGCAGGATCTGGACAATGAGGTGTATCCTTTAATTGAACAGCTTGATCATTTACTTGATACGCTGGATTTCCTTCATAAGGTGCTCCACAACTAATAATATAAGTAACTGGACGTAAAGAGTTAACTAAATCTTCTGATCCTTTTATTTGACCAACTTGTTTTTTAACACAATCAAGATAATGTAAATAATTTTCATTAATTTCAAGTTCTAAGGCTTTTAAAGTTCCTTCAAATGATCCTTTAGCTTTGAAATTGAATGCTTTAGATGCTTTACTAAAATGTGGTAATCTTGCTGCACTGTTAGCAGCAGCAACAAAATTAATTTCATAATCACCACCAGCAACTCCAAAATTTCCTACAACATCATAAGCTATAAAAATAACTGGAGGGATATCACTTATAAAGTCAACTCCATCAGTATCATTATCAAAAGTATATCCAATAAAAAACGTTTTTAATACCCAAAAGGCACCAGCACTATCTACTCCTAATTCTAAACAACATCTTACTACTTGATCTAAAAACATAATTCCACGAGGTTCTGATATTGATATACTACCTTCTAAGGCAATAGATGTTCCTCTATCATTCATAGTAGCAGAAGATGCTGTATATGATGACCATTGTGTTTTTGTTATAGTAAAGGCAGCATCAGTAGACCCATTAATTAAAATACAATATTGACCAGTACCTCCGGATATTTCAATATTTTTTGGAGCGTATTTTCCTAATACACTATCCTCTCCAACTCTAAAATTAGCTCCTACTGGATGTTGCCAAGTATCTAATACAGTAGAACCAGCAAGTTTTGATGCTGTTTCTGATGAATCACATATAGCTAATACATGATAATAACTATATGAACGATACTTAGATAATGAATTTACTGGATTTGACATTTATGATAACCTTAATTGTAGTGTTATTTATTATACAGGAAACGGGGAACTAATCCTTGTTAACATTTCACTAAGCAATCTAGCTCTTGTTGGAACAGTCAGAGTTAATCCTTGTCCAAATGTGGTAACATCAGAAATAGTATTATATTGTAAGATAAACCATTGTAATCCAGCTTTACCATATAAATCATATGCTAATAAATCAGGTCGTTTATTATAACGAGCTGTTAGTGTTAAAGTTATATCAGTAGGAGATTTAGTAAAAACTTTTCGTTCCCACCATCCAAGTCGTGTCTTAAAATCATCTGTATATCCACCTTGAATGTATCTACCTTCTGTTTGTGTATTTGATTTTTGTGCCATAATATATCCTTAGAAGTTTTTAAGTGTTCCACTTTTATATGCTTTCAAACTAAATTGTTCATATTCAGTTGGAGAATGTGTTTCTATTAATGTTATACTAACATCCATTTTAACTGGAAATGGTTCTGTATTAGATGTTGGGGATATTTGAACTGGAATGTAATCAACCTCTTCAGAATATGAAATATTTAAACTTGTTAATACAACAGGTATTCTGTTTATATTAACACCATTATTATTATTAATATTATCTCGGTTGTCGTTACTTGAAGAAGAATATCCATATAAATATAATACTTCTGGTGGTGCTCCTAATAAATTTATACCACCTGTTGTATCTCCTGTTTGTACTTGCTGTATACCTGCTTTAAGTTGTTGGTCTTGTGTCAACATTGGAGCATGCCAAGTAGTAGGTAGAGCTGATATTTTACCAGTTCCTCCAAAATCAGTAGAAGATTGTCCAAAAAATGGCATTGTCCAACTACGTAATGTTTGTAAGTATTGCATATTTTGTAAAGCATCAGCAGTATTACGAGAAATAAAATGAACTGTTAGTTCAAACGTACGTGATCCTGTAAATTTATATACCTGAATACCTCCTGGCATATGAATAGGTTGAACAGCAGAATATTCTACACTACGAGTTTCACTAAGTGTAGGTGTAACTTCAAATATTACTTGTTTAATATTTCCAGGAGCACCTTGTACCATATTTAATATAGATACTAATCTAACCTTAAAATTAATACTAGATTGATCTTTAGGCATAATATTACCAAACAAAGAAGATGTATCACCAAACGGTAAAGAAGTCATATCAATAGGAAAATTCGAACTAGACAATGGAAAAGTAGTTGCATTTCCAATTCCACCAAATGCACCTATTGGACTTTGTCCAAGTTGATTTAATTGTGATTCTGAAAATACTGGAATAGGATTGGCCATAATAATTACCTGATCGTGATATAAAGATATTTATGATGTTGACTTTTGATTAAAAAGTGATATAATACAAGAGCTATATACAAAATTAAAAAGGATTTTTATGATACAAGGACCGATAGCTATTCCCCCAAAGGTACAATATTTAAACAATAAAGAATTATTAATTGCTGTTAGGGAGTCTAAAGAAAAGAAACAGATGTCTCAAAAATTAGCAAATATGTTACAACTATTATGTGCTAAATATGCAACAAAAGGTAACTTTGTTAATTATAGTTACAATGAAGATATGCAGGCATATGCTATGCTAATGTTAGTTAGAACTTGGAATAGTTTTGATTTAGCAAAAAGTAACAACCCTTTCGCATTCTTTACCCAATGTATTAAAAACTCATTCATT